AAGCGGATAGTGGAGGCTATAGCCACCAACCGCACGAACTATCCGAGCGATGACAAGCACGCTGCTTCATTGGGCATCAGCACCTAGGTATATAGCGCCATCAAGAATGGTCAGACAGAGAAGGCACTGAGCGAAGCCAACTGGATAACCATCGCCCGAAGACTGGGTGTGAACCTCAGAGGAGGTATTGAATGGAAGCCAGCACGCACCGCCACCTTCGAATATATCACCAAGCAGCTGGAGTTCAGTCAACAGAGCGGACTGAGTGCGATACTTTGCGATATACCCAACATCGGCAAGACATTCACGGCACGCTATTATGTGCAGTGCCACCGCAATGCCATCTATGTGGATTGCTCACAAGTGAAGACCAAACTGAAGCTGGTGCGTAAGATAGCCACTGAGTTTGGTGTTGGCAGCAATGGAAGATACAGCGACGTGTACGAGGATTTGGTTTATTATTTGCGCTCAATCGACACCCCACTCATCATTTTGGACGAGGCTGGCGACTTGCAGTATGAGGCATTTCTGGAACTCAAAGCCTTGTGGAACGCTACAGAAAGATGCTGCGCCTGGTATATGATGGGTGCTGACGGGCTGAAAGCCAAAATCAACCGCTCCATTGAGTGCAAGAAAGTGGGCTATACCGAGATGCTCAGCCGATACGGTGACCGCTATTCGAAGGTAACGCCCGATGACTGCAAGGAGCGTGAGAAGTTCCTGAAAGACCAGGCGAGCGTGGTGGCAAAGGTGAACGCCCCAGAAGGTGCGGATATTGCTACCTTGGTGCGCAAGTCGGGTGGTGGACTGAGACGAGTTTATACGGAAATTGAGAAACTAAAAAGAGTGCAGGCATGATGACAAAGATGGAAATGCAATATATGGACGCGGTTATACAAATAAACCGCCGACAACGAAATAACGAGGTGGACTGGGAACAACGACGCTATGAATTGGCCAAGGCTGCATTGTTTGTAACTCCAGTCCTTCACCATGATCGTGAAGAAATGACAGCCGAACTCATTGCCAAGTATGCTGTCAAGATAGCGGACGCTGTTGTATCAGAACTTATCGAAACAGAGAAGTGATATGGCAAAGCGAGCATACAGCCCCAAGGATGTGGCGAATATCAAGTGCAAGGCGCTACCATTTGAAGGACAATGGAAAGACGTGTTCGGTCAGCCTGAAGAGGGCGACACATGGTTCATCAGCGGACCAAGTGCCAGCGGCAAGAGTTCGTTTGTGATGCAGTTTGCGAAGATGCTCTGCGGTATAGGCAGCGTGTTGTATGTGTCCTTGGAAGAGGGCGTTGGTCTGTCGATGCAACGACGGCTTGCCCAATTCAAGATGACTGACGTTCAAGGCTCGTTCCGCCTCATTACCGATGGCGACATCAAGGCATTGGAAGAACGTCTGGCGAAGCCCAAGAGTGCCAAGTTTATCATTGTGGACAGTTACCAGTACGCCTACGAAGCAGGGTGGGAATATTCACTGACCAGGGCACTGATAGACCGCTTCAAGCGCAAGACTTTCATTTTCGTCAGCCAAGAGGATAAAGGCAAACCAATCGGCAAACCTGCCATCAGACTGAAATACGCAGCCGGCGTGAAGGTGAGGACGCAAGGCTTCCGTGCTTACTGTCAAGGACGATATTCTGGTAACGTAAGTGAATACTACACCATCTGGGCGGAGAAAGCCGTGGAGGTTTATAATGACAAGTCTAACAACTAAACATAACTGAGATGAAGAAGAAAGTTTATATCAGCGGAGCGATAGCCCACTACGACCTTAAAGAGCGTATGGCAACCTTTGACCATGCGGCACGCTATCTCTCCATAAAAGGTTACGAGCCGGTGAACCCATTTGAAAATGGCGTTTCGCAGGATGCTCACTGGATGGAGCACATGAGAGTGGACATTGCCCTGCTTTTGAAGTGTGATTGCATCTATATGCTGCAAGGCTGGGAGTTGAGCAAGGGAGCAAAACTGGAACTGGATGTTGCCAGTTCGTGTGGCATTAAAGTGATGTTTGAAGGTCATGAGAACAATGTTCGTGAATACACCTGCTGCCTTTGCGGTAAGCTCCAAATCGGCTATGGAAACAATCCTCATCCATTGAAAGATGAGGGGGAGTGTTGTCCTGAATGTAATTTGAAGGTGTTAAGTGAAAGAATAAGGTTGTCAAAATTGAAATAGATATGGCACAGGAAGTAACCAATTTCGCACGCTTCTATGGCATACTCAAAAAGAGCTACAAGTTTGCCACCAAGGAGCTGGGCGATGAGTTCAAGGAAGGAGTGGTGAGCCAATTCACCGATGGACGTACCACTTCGCTTAGGGATATGACCCGTAAGGAGTACGACATGATGTGCGACAAACTCGAAGGTGTGACAGCCAAATTGATACGCACAGCCAAGGACGTGCAGCGCAAGCATCGAAGCCAGTGTTTGAGATTGATGCAGAAGCTCGGCATCGACACAACAGACTGGACACGCATCAACGCATTTTGCCAGGATCAGCGTATTGCCGGCAAGGTGTTCTCCCAACTAAGCAATGAAGAATTGGAGCAGCTGTCGGTAAAGCTCCGCTCCATCCAGCGCAAGGGAGGTCTGAAACCTAAGAAAGAACCGACACCTCCAGCACAGCCACAAGTGGAATACATGATGGTACCAATTGGAAATGGAGGTGAGGCATGAATGAGAAAGTGAAGCGGGTGATGGAATTTATTCACGGCATCGCATACAGAGAACTCCAAGGTGACCAGTACATCGAATTTCTTGAGTGTATTGAATACGAGATAGACAAGGAACTGGAAGAAGGAGACTGGTCAGAACCTGAAGACGACGAGTGATAAACAATCAAAATAATAATCAACAAAAAGTTTACGACAATGAAAGAAGACAACAAGCAGACCGTTGAAATGACGGCGGAGGAGATGGCCGAGTACCGGGCATTCCAAAAGGCGAAAGCCAAGAAAGAGGCAGAGGCGAAAGCCAAGGCCGAGCGTGAAGAGTACAAACAGCTCGTTGACGAGGAAATAGAGCATTCCATCCCCGTGCTTCTCGGCATCAGCGAGCAAATCAAGGACAGCAAGCAAAAGGTGATGGACAACTTCAAGACCATACTGGAGATGAAGTCTGACCTGTTCAAGACCAAGGTCAAGGACGACCAGCGCAGCCACACGTTCACCAACTCCGAGGGCAACAAGCGCATTACGCTCGGTGTGTATGTGACCGACGGCTACCGTGACACCGTAGAGGACGGCATCGCCATCGTGAAGGAGTACATCGCCGGCCTTGCCAATGACGACAAGACACAGGCGTTGGTGAACATGGTGTTTCGCCTGCTGGCACGCGATGCCAAGGGCACGCTGAAGGCAAGCCGCATCGTGCAACTCCGCAAGGTGGCGCAGGACACCGGCGATGAGCGTTTCCTTGAAGGCGTACGCATCATCGAGGAAAGCTACCAGCCGGAGGTGAGTAAGCAGTTCATCAGGGCTGAGATAAAGAACGAGAACGGAATGTGGAAGTCAATACCGCTCGGAATGACAGAATCCTAAAAGCGAAGAGACATGATACTGGAAGTAGAGAAGAAACCGAAAGTGGCCTTGTGCCGTAAGTGTTACGGCACAGGTCGTCTCCACGACAAGGAGACTGGCAAAGAAAGCACATGTGACCAATGTGAGGGAACGGGCAGAGTAACCGTCAGCGCAAAGATGAGCTATGACATCCGTCCCTATAAACCAAGAGACAGACACTAAAACATTTTATGAGCAAGAGGCGAGGAGCAAGCTATCAGAAACGTGTCACAGACATAAATAGGATATACGACCAACATGCCAAAAGCGGAATCAGCAACCGCGAGATATGGCGAAGGTACGTGTATCCTGTTTATGGTATATGTGAGCGTACCTTCTACAACCTCCTCAATGCCTCTTGTGACCCTAAGAACGAAGTGCCACAAGAGGCACAGACGTTTCTAAAATTCGACTTTGACGATGAACCAGGACGTACAGAAAATAATCCGCAATATCCTAAACGACATTAGGGTGGAGATGGGCGACGAGTTCGACAGGAACTTCGAGCGGCAGGCTTTCTTCAGCGAGGCGTGGCAGCGCAGGAAAAGCCCCACACGGCCGGGCGGTTCTATACTGATAGACACAGGCACCCTCCGCCAGAGCATATCCAGCCGAACCACCGAGAACAGCATCACGTTCTTCACCACGCTGCCGTATGCGGCCATACACAACGACGGAGGCGAGATAAGGGTGACGAAGAAGATGAAACGCTTCTTCTGGGCAAAGTATTACGAGACTTCAGGCGCATTCGGCCGCAAAAAGAACGGCGAGTGGCGCAACGACAAACGCACCGTCCAGTTGAGCACTGAGGCCGAATTCTGGAAGTACATGGCGCTGATGAAAGAGGGCAAGAGCATCAAGATACCGCGCAGGCGTTTCCTGGGCGTGTCACCCGAAGTGGAAAAGGCCGTCCGAGACATCGTGGAGGAGAATATCACCGAATACTTTAATGTGGAATTTGAAATCAAGCGAAAATGAGAAAAGAACTTTATAACCTCCTTTGCGGGGAACTCGGAGCGATAGCGGAAATAAAGCACATCGACCTGTGGAACCGCAACGTGGAGTTCATCGAGCAGGAAGAAGGGTGGGAGAGACCTGCCGTGTTCGTGGAGTTCGGCCCGATACAGTGGAAACCGATAGTGAACGGCGTGGAGTACCGTGCCGAGCCACAGATAACCCTCCACATCGTCACCGACTGGGCAGGCGCTTCCAGCGAGGGCAGTCCGTTCAGGGAAGATGCGCTGGAGGTGTTCGACCTGCCCGACAAAATCCACAGGAGGCTTGCCAACCTGGAGGGCGAGACCTTTGGAGAGCTTGACCTTGCGCAGAGC